TGCACTTTTTCCTTTATATCCAATTTTCAAGGAACTGGGCAGAAAGTTGTATGTTCTGACACAAGTAATGAAGACATGGTTGGTGTTCTTTTGGCTGGTGATAATGACGACGACAATGCAACCAAAGCATGGGTTGCTTTAGTGGGGGATGCGTTTGCATCTATCAATATGGATAGTGTTGCACAAGGACATCCCGGAAGTCAATTCACAGTTACAAATATAGCTGCTGATGTATGGAAGGTTGAAGGTGTTATGATCCAAAGTGGTGGTTCTGAAGCAACACCATTCGCTACAACTTAATAACTAATACTTATTGAACAACAAGATAGTTTAATCTATCTAGCAAACAATAACCCCCATTTGATTAATTTCAGGTGGGGGTTTTGTTTTATCCAAAACTATTTACTTTGCTATAGGAGATCCTCGTGAATGGCCACTCGACCACCCCTCAATCCCAAGAGCACACAAAGTGCAACAATTCTACCGTCTTCCGGAAGTACAACAAACGTAGCGGCTGCGTGCCCTATCGGTGTATATACGGGTTCAGCAGGATTCCTTCAGGGTGCTCGCGACCAAGTTAGCTACGTTTATAAGAAACTTGGTGGAGATATCTTGGATATTGAGATAACCGAGGGTAATGTTTATGCAGCTTATGAAGAATCAGTTCTAGAATATTCTTATATTGTTAACATTCACCAATCCAAGAACGTGCTCTCAGATGCTCTAGGCGATGCAACTGGTAGCTTTAACAGTGACGGTGAATTAATCTCTTCAGGCTCTTACAACCAGCACTCAGGGCTTTCAGCGTCTCTTGAGGGAGACAGAGTAGAACTTAAATATCCTAATTTCCAATTTTCTTATGCAAGAAGGGTTGGACAAGCTCTTTCAAATGAAGTTAATGTCGGCGGCTTTGATACTGTGTATTCAGCTTCAATTGCTATCACAGCTTCAATACAAGATTATGATCTTCAAGCAATTGTATATTCTGCATCGGTGGATTCTGAAAATGATTACAAATTTTCTGATAAAGTTGGCAAGAATAAAATATTAATTAGAAAGGTTTATTATAAGACACCAGCAGCTTCTTGGAGATTCTATGGATATTACGGTGGTTTGAATACCGTTGGTAATTTGCAGTCTTATGGGCAATATGCTGACGACTCCCAGTTTCAGATTGTTCCAGTTTGGCAAAACAAGCAACAAGCTCTAGGATACGAAGACGCGCTTTATACTAGAAACTCACACTATTCGTATGAAATTAAAAATAATCAATTAAGAATATTCCCAAATCCTACATCTGCAACTTCGCCGACCAAATATTGGATTGAATTCATTATTCCAAATGAACATAACTCTTGGGATCAGAATAATCAAAGAAGAAATAACACACACGGCATTAATAATATGAATACTCTGCCGTTTGCAAACATTCCATACGACAAAATCAATTCGATTGGTAAACAATGGATTCGAAGATTCGGGTTGTCCTTATCAAAAGAAATATTAGGTCATGTAAGATCTAAATTCGCAACAATCCCAATTCCGGGAGAATCAGTGACTTTAAATGGTGATGCTTTAGTGTCACAAGCAAAAGAAGAGCAAACTGCTCTTCGAGAGGAACTTAAGACAGTTCTTGACGAGATGACTTACGACAAGCTGGTCGAAAAAGACGCCGGTATTGTTGCAAACGTCGGAACAATGCAAGAAAAACTGCCCATGGGCATATTCACAGGATAGGAGGGTAAGAAATGGCAAAGAAATGGTCACAACCGGCCTCACCGCCGCCTCCTTTATTCGTTGGCAAGAAAGAAAGAGACTTGGTTAAACAGGTGAATGACGAACTTATCGAAAGAGTCATCGGACAACAAGTTCTTTACTTTCCAATAAGCGCTACTAATAGCAATTTTCATCCTTTATATGGAGAGGCTATTGAAAAGAACTATTTGCCACCAATCAGAGTTCATGCTCTCATAGAATACGATGGTGATGAGACTGAATGGATGGAAAATGTCGGAATTGATACAAGATCATCTATTGTTATCCACTTTCATAAGAGAAGACTAACAGAAGATCAAGATCTTTTTGTAAGAACCGGTGACTTTGTATTGTATGGTGATATTTATTATGAGATTGTAAGCTTGAACGAGCCACAACAGATTTTTGGCCAAGTAGAGCACCAAATGGAAATCTCAGCTAAGTGCATTAGAGCACGCGAGGGCTTATTCGATGGCAATTGATAAGGACAAATATACAGTTGACAAAGATGGCAACATTGTTTCTGAAACAATCATTGCACCATCAACTCTAGAGAACATCGATCAAGCTATGTATGAGTGGATCGACAACACCGTTGATATATTCTGCACAACAAACAAAGGTTGGAAGAAATCTCCAGTTATTTGGATGTCAGCAGAACGCTCTCACCAGATAAAGAACAGAAAGGAACTTCGCGATGACAATGGCTCACTGATTTTGCCTATCATCTCACTTTCCAGAGCCAGCGTGACTAAAGATCCTTCCAACAAAGGAATCTTTCAAGCTCACATCCCTCCAAACATAGATGAGCGCGGAGGATCAATTGTTATTAATAGAAGAATTAATCAAGATAAGACTGCAAACTTTGCAAATGCCGATACTAAACGTAAAGGTAAGTACGCATCCACGAATACCGGTGCGAGAGATCAAGTTAATTTCGCAAAGAAGAATGAAAAGGTTGTTTATCAAACGATGTCTATCCCAATGCCAGTTTATGTTGATATATCATACGAGATAACACTTAGAACAGAGTACCAGCAACAGATGAACGAAATGATCACGCCATTTATTACAAAGACAGGAGGTATTAATTACTTTCTTCTAGAAAAGGACGGCCATCGTTATGAAAGCTTTATTGAACAGGACTTCGCCCAAAACAATAATGTGTCCACTTTGCAGGTTGATGAGAGAATGTATCAGACTACAGTAAAGGTCAAAGTCCTCGGTTATTTGATAGGCGAAGGCAAGAATCAAGCACAGCCAAAAGTTGTTATTCGAGAGAACGCTGTGGAGGTTAAACTTCCACGAGAAAGAGTAATCTATGGCGACATCCCAGAACACACTGATAAGAGCGGATTTTATCGCGATTAGTTTTGGACTTTGGAAAATCAAACAACTATTTACTAGAGCAATTATTATAGTCATAAAGGAGACGTCACAGCATGGCTGAAAAAAAGTTTAAGTTTGTTTCACCGGGGATCTTCCTCAGCGAAGTTGATAATTCACAAAACCCCAATGCGGGCACGGCCCCCGGACCAGTGATCATCGGTCGATTTGAGCGCGGCCCCGGAATGCGCCCAACAATAGTAAATTCCTTTTCTGAATTTGTAGAAATTTTCGGAAATCCAATCTCAGGTAAAGGAACAACAGACGGCGACGTTTGGAGAAACGGTAACTACCTTGCTCCTACATACGCTGCTTATGCTGTCCAAGCTTGGTTGAGAAACAACGCTTCTTGTACCGTTATTCGTCTTCTTGGAGCAGAGGATCCCACAGCAGTTGCCTCTGGAACAGACGGCGCAGCCAATACCGGCGGAAAAGCTGGTTGGGATATGGGTAATGTCGGTTCATCTGCACCAGACGGAGCATATGGACTTTTTGTATTTCCAAAGTTTGAGATCCTCTCCACAGCAGCCGCCACTCCACACACTGGAACATTGGCAGCTATCTTTTATGTAAATCACGCCTCTACAACATTGGCGCTCACGGGTACAGCAAGATCCACCTCAGGAAAGGTGCCTGCAATGTTCCCAACAGCTTCGCACGGCGCACTTCTTGTTACTTCTAGTGCAAATGCAAGTGGACAGTTTACAATGGCTGTTGGAACTCAAGCTGAGATCGCAACTGCAAACAGCGTTGGTGCAAAGAAAATTGAGTTCAACTTCAACGAGAATTCAGAGAAGTTTATTAGAAAGGTATTTAATACTAATCCTGCAAAGGTTAACTCTAATGCTTACTCAACTACAGAAGCATACTTCTTAGGCGAAACCTTTGAGCGACAACTTCTCGATCAACAACGTGGTGGCGCAGGTAAGCACGGTGGAGCCGCCGCAGACGGTGGCTTCGGTTTCGGCGTCGGTGAGGCCGGAACAGGCTTGTCGACACTGAACAACATTGGTGCAGCAGCAATGCTTCCTTTGAAATCTGTTGGTG